CGACAACGCTGACCTGATCGCTGATGCGGATCGCCACGTCGGTATTGGTGCCCTGTACCGCATGAGCGGCGTCGTGCACGATCTGCATCCCGACCTGTACACTGATGCTGGACCCGGCCAGCGCGTGAATATCGATCTCAAAACCGATGTTGCTGCGCAGGTATGTCGCAGCGGCGGTCATCCCCGCGCCGATAACGGCGCCAAACTGGTTGCCGACGCCGAACTGAGTAACGCCGAAACCGCTTGAGACCCCGCCACGGTTGAATTGTGCATTCACGTTTGCGCCGAGGCCGATCATGCCGGTGGTAGCGTTGGTTTGCGTGGTCGCGGCGATATCGGAGACCGACGACCAGATACCGACGCGCGAACCCGTCCAACCGGCGGCAAGCCGATCGTGCACGTCCAGCATGGTCAGGCTGCCAGCACCGCCGTTTGGCGTAGCGGTGTCAGAGTTGCTTCCGAATGTGTTCAACACGCCCTGCTGCACAGTGTTCGTGCCGGAGAGATTGTTGCCAACCGTTAGCCAGACCGGCCCAGACCCAAGGGTGCCAGACAGCGTGACAGGACTGCCGATCTGCACCTTGCGTTGGAACGTGAATCCACCGCTGGCGGTGCCTCCACTCGCTTGGATCAGAAACGGAGAACCAAGTACTGCTGGTTGAGTGATAGACATGGTATCACCAACAGTTGCTGTTGGTAACAACTGAAGCATGTTGTTACCTGGCGGTCCCATGTTGATCGCACCAGTACCAAGTGGCCTGAGCAGCAAAGCAGCATTTGGGCCAGCACCATTTACGGCAATCTGTGGGTTAGCTCCTCCACTTATTGTGATCCAATTGACTGATCCACTGCCTAGATTGACTGTACCGCTAAGATCTCCAAGCGCATTGAATGCAGCATTGAGTTGGACAGCAGTGAGGATTTGGCCTTGTGTGAAGTTACTCATCCCAGACCTGTAATGTCTAGGATGAAGAAATCATTTTGCACACCATCCATTAAACTGGCATCGGGGAATCTAGGATCAAGTGCAAGTGGTTGCTGATTGTGACCAACAATCATTTGTTGCCTACGTTTCGTAGCAAGCATCTGGTACTTCTGCACCTGTTGTGGTACAGTGCCATCATCTACTGCATACATCCATGCTGCATCGTACATGAGCAACAAGCGATCAAGCAGTACAGTGGATGAGGATGTGAACGGTATTGGTTCATTCTGTCTTGCACGTATAGCAATGTTACCTGTTGCGTCGGCCGGCCATACACGCAACGGTCTATGTGGCACACTTGCATCAGCGGACATATACATGGCCTGCCCACCTGTGAGTGTGTATGGGTTCAGTCCAGGTGGTAGTTCCCTAAGTCTCTTGTTGCTTGTTGCAGGGAATGCAGCTTGTATATCGCTATATGAATCAATAGACGAGATTGGCCCTGTCAGATCAGTGGTGATGCTGCCTGTTGAACCATCCAACGCAACATTGAACCACATCATATACTCTGGCCACCAAATGGCCTCGATCTCAAGCAACCATGCATCCTGCACATACTGGCGAATGCGATCACTCGAATACATCTGAGTAGCCACACCAGGAACCTGAGACAACTCAGTAATCACGTCAGCCACAATGTCATCTACAGGTGTAGACATAGTTGGCTCCTAGAGAACTGACGCTGTATAGGTCACGGTCTACACAGCGTCAGTCACCAAACACTATATGCGCGTCAGCTATCAGGTAGCTACCCACTAAGCAGTATAGTGTCTGATACCATGCAACCCACCATTCCCAGATGAGTTCACATCGTTGCCAAACAGAAGGTCAACGCTTAGTGTTTTTGCACCATCACCTGCGGTGGTCGGTGTGTAGCAGCCACGAGGATCACCAGTCGTTGCGGTCTGTGGATCAGTGAGGATCGCAGCAATCAGTGTGCCAGCCGCAGCGAGTGCTCCATTGGTGTACTCACGCTCAACAGCAAGTGCATGATATGGCAAGCCATATGAGGCACCAATGCCTACACTGACAGTGATCGCAACCGCAGTGTTAGTCATCTTGTTGAATGACTTGAATGCTTTCTTGCCAAGCACAGGTGTTGCACCATTGATGGTGATGGACTCAGACATAGGCTGTCCAAGGTAGTCCCACCCATACATGACAATCGCAGTAGCGCCTGCACCGCTGCCTACGTAGACCAATGTTCTGCCATATGGCTCAACGACAGCAGCAACACCAGTCAAGTCGGTGGTTGCAGCAGCAGTAGTGTCAAGCGCATTGACAATCGTGTTGGTTGTTGCAGCAGCAGGCACACCGAGGTTGACACGACAGACGCCCCCGTTGTTCACATCACAGGCATACTGCATCGCAGGCACATACATGTTGATCCGACGAGGGAAGAACGTCGGGTTTGTCATCACGTTTGCCATTTATTCATCGCCTTCCAATACTTGTGTCAGGCCACCCGTAGAGCGGTGTCTGCCATTGTTTGACTTGCGCTCCACAATCTCCTTCGGCGACAGATGCAGGTTGGCGGGCACAACCTCACCACTGTTCATGTCAACCAAAGCAGGCTGCTCAAGCACACCAATGCGTCGTAGCTGATCTGTGTCATCGGCAGCTACGAACATGCTATGGCCTTGTGGGAAGTAGATCATCCAGCCCTCGTTGAACTCCTGACGAACAGGAACCAACTTGCGTGTGATGATCTTCTTCTCGACACTACCATTGCCGACCAAGCGCACATCCTCTTCGATGGCCATGACCATACGGTAGAAGTTGCCACTGACCTTCTCTGCCTGGAACGCAGGCTTGATGTCCATTGCTCCTGACATCACTCTACCTCTGGATCATCACCACGAGCAGCAGCAGCAGCACTAGCATCAGGTTCATGTGCTGCTGCTGCTTCTGCCTCAGCGCGTGCTGCCTCAGCCTTCACACCTTCCTCAACAGCAACCTCGTGTGCTTCCTGATTGGCAGCAGTTTCACGTATAACACGTATACGCTCAACCTCTGCCTCAGTGAGTTCACCACCATCTGCTTCGAGCTTGTCCGCCCAATCAATCTCTTCCTGCATTGTCATGGCAGGATGTGTTGCACGGCCTTCCTTTGGTGCATCGCTCATCATTGTTCTCCTAATTCGTCAGCACTGCATGAGTGCGGAATGCGCGCCACAGACACCACTGGCCTTGCCACACTACTCTGGAACCTACCGCATCCACGTTCCACGGGCTTACCAACTCTTTCACCTTCATGTTGACGCCACGGAGCATGTGGAGGCGCAGGTAGGTGTCGTTGATGAAATATGCACTGCTCACTGGGCAGTCCTCATCATACATGATGGGGATACCATTATGCAGCACACCCTCGAAGCCAAGATCGAACATGCGCTTGCCAGCTTTGCCTTCGCTAAGCGGTATGGTCATCTTGTCACGCACCGCCTGACGATACATCCTGTAGATGTTGCGGCCAGCAAGGATGATGCTTGGACGATCACCTTTCAGCGTAAGGTCCATCAACACATCGTCGAACACTTCTTCGATGTTGGTGGAGTCCATCGCCCCCGCAAAGACATAAGCAGAAGTACGCCACTGAGGCTGAGTAGCACGGTTAATACCACCCAGGGTGCCGGTGAGAGGATTTGTAGGAATAACACTACCAAGCCCCAGAGGATCGGTGCCCCCGCCCACAGCATAGAGATATTGTGAGAACTTGTCCTTGATCGACTCCTCAAGGACATTCATCTTCTCCTTCATCAGTTTGAAGATGGCAGAGACACCGTTGTTCTCGTCCTGCTCCTGATCACTAATAATGACAGTGCCAGCAACACGGCTATAGCCATACTCCACTGTGTCAAACTCGTCAGTCTGATTGACCGGGAGTGGAGTGTAGTAGTTGTAACTGGTGATGTTGGGGTTGCGCCCAACGGTGAGTGGATTGGTGATGTTGTAACCACCATCCTCATACTCCACTCTATCGTTTGCAAACACCCAAGCCATCAGCGCATTGGATTTGATACTCGCAAGCACCAGTTTCCGTCGCGACTTGGTAAGCGTGCTGTGCAGAACATCTGCAACAGCGGGGACGATCGTTCCAACAGGCATTGTTTACCTCACCAACTAGAATTGCACACCATTCTCTTGCATCGATGACCGAATGATGTCAGCCCATGATGCATTCTCATTGTGTTGTACTCCACTACCGTTGACAGGTGCAGCTCCTCGTGTAGATGCACCACGATTACCAGGCAGTGGTCTGCGTGTGGTCTGCTGTTCTTGCTGAGGGGTAGCTTGCTGTGAACGCGCAGCTATCTGCTGCTTCAAGTTCTGCGTCCAATCTAGTCCATTCTCTTGTGCCCATCGAACCAGACGGATGTGGGCAGAATGGAGGGTCAGTTGCGGCTGACTTTGGAGCATTTCAGCCATCACGTCAAGGTTTACTTGGGCTTCGGGCACTTCATCGAGAAATGCGTTGAGGTTCGCCTCTGCCTCTTGCTTAACACGTGCCTGTTGCTCTGCCTGCTGACGCTGCTGAGCAATCGGTGCCATCTTGTTGTCGATCATGCGTGCTATGGCGTTCATGTCCATGCCTGGACTGACGCCTTCGTTGAGGAATGGGATCTGATAGCCTTTGGCTTTCACTTCCTCAACCAAGTACTGCAAAGTCTTAACAGGATCACGCATGAAGTCGCTCATCACACGGACAGCGATCACCTGATCCTGTGGTGCTACATTCAGTCGCACCGCTTCTTGCGTCACTTCATTGATGCTACTCAGCATACGCTTGGCGTTACCAAGTTCAGTCTTGAGTTGGTTGTTCTCTCTGCTTACACGCTGACCATCCTCGAATATCTTACGCTCAATCCCACCTTTGGCTACAGTGCGACCAGAGATTGGATCAACAAGGTCACGTGTCTTTGGATCATCAGGGTTAGGTACCTCAACCAAGCCATCATGGCGCCTACGCACTGGCTGGGCAGGCTGCTGGCCATCTACATGTGTAGATGGAGTCGGCTGCGCTGATGTCTGTTGACCACCATCTTGTGTAGGTTGAGCACTACTCGTGCCTTCACCACCATCACTACTAGTGTCACCACCAGCACCACTATCGTCCTGGAAGTCAGGGATGCTGCTAAGGATACTCTCTTCTGTGCCACTCATGGATTCATTGTCCTATTGATAGCTGCTATTGCTGCTTCGGCGTGCTCTACAAAGGCTTGCCAGTAAGGAGTGTGGTCAACCTGATCCAACTCATCAGGATCGGCACCAAACACACCACAGATTGCTCGTGCTACAAGCTCAACCAGTCGTGGATCTTGTGCCACTAGGCTGCGCCTGGCTGTTGTTGTGGTTGTGGTGGTGCGCCTTGTCCACCTTGTGCTTGTGCTGCAAGCATCTGCTTGAATATCTCAGCAGGTGGCACACCTTGTGCTAGTGCATTGCCTATGGCTTGCAAGACAGGTGGTGGAAGCTGCTGCAACGCCTGAACCACGGACGCTGCTACTTGCATTCCACCACCTGCTTGCGGTGCTCCTGGCTGCGGCGTTGGAGAGGAACCGCCTTGCTGCATACCAGGCGCACCACCCTGTTGTGCTGTAGCCATCTTATCTACTTCTGCTTCGATCCCATCCCAATCCTCTTTGCTAATGATGAAGTCATCGAATGCTTTGCTGAGCATATTCAACGATGCCTTCAATGCACTAGCAGGAGCCGCTCTAACATACTGAGCCAGTACTTGGCCAATCTGCACAGCCTCTTGCTTCTTCTGCTGCGTAGTCAGCTTCTGTGTACTACCACCTACAACGGTGATACTGAGTCGTGCAAAGTCCTTGAGTGGATCGAGTGGTCCCCAGAACTCTGACACATCAAGACCAGTGAGGGACTGCACGGTTGCTGCATCCATGAACCGCAAGCAAAGTTGTGCCAACTTCCATCCAACGTCACCCAATGCGTCCTCGATTGCATCGAGTCGCATGTCCATTCGCATATTTCCCATCGTGGAGTAGTAGTCGATGGCCTTGTTGGTTGTGTTGGTCTTGAATTCTCCACCACGCTCTACCTCATTCGTACTGGCGATACGATCAACGCTCTGATACAAGTCCTTCTTGTCGAACAACGCAGTGAATGCCGTGCTTGGTGGTGGTATGGTAAAGATCAGGTCTGTGCCCTTCATCCCATCTGGCACAGCAATGCCCGTTGCAGTAGCATCTGGTCCCTTCAACACAGCATCAGCCATCTCTTGTGTGATGCCCTTGTTGAGATCGAAGAAGATGTTACGGCGTGCCCACATCAACGCTCGACGCTTCTCGTCGTTGATCTCATTGATCTGGTCTTGCTGATCCAAGTAGTAGCTGACTTCACCTTTGGCGTATACAGCCACAGGATTGTCATGAAACCAAAGTGGTGTAAGTGGATAGAACCCTTGCAAGTGGTAGGGATCATCCCACACCCAAATCGGCCACTTCCAATCATTATCTGCATACAACTCCAACCGCCGAGTAACCTTGTCCCATACATACCACACCTTGGTCATGCAAGCCTTGTCGAAGCTCTCCTTGTCGGTGTAGCCATAGGCACTGTAATTGTTATCATCCTTGCTGAACAACGAGAAGTCTTCGTCACCACCACTACTACCACTGTTCAGGACATGGGTTGGTTCGTAGATGGACGTTACTTTGTCTGTCTCTTCGTCCTCGGTTCCGTAGATGGCATTGATGTATTCAGTCGGGAGCATGTCCTCGACCATTACCCAATTGGCATCCCCCAGATACGGATCATTGCTATTCGGGTCCCGTAGAACTTGATGAGGTAGACGAACACGAACATACGGCCCGGATGGTTGCAGGAATTCGATTTTCTCTTCCAACGCAACCAAGCTGGACTCAATCTCTCTAATCTCTTCATCATCTTTGGCCTGCTCCAACTGCTGAGACAAGTCCATCAAGTCCTGTATGGCTTGTTCACTGCTCTTGTCTCTGTTGGTGTAGCCAACTTCAAACCAAGCCATGTTGGTCAACAAGGCGACAAGGACGTTCTTCTTGGCCTTCACCTTGATGTTCACACCAGGTGTGTACTTCATACCAAACAACACGTCGATCAGCTTCTGCACTGCTCTAGTGAACTGGTCGCTTGCCTGTTGCTGGTCTGGATCAGGACTAGGCTCAGCAGTAACCGTGACAATGGGGTTCTTGGCATACAACTCAGGCACTTGTGCGTTGACATTGGAGAACACGATGTTCTCACTTGAGCTAATCAACTCATTTAGCCTACGAGCAACGAACCTGTTGCCACTCACGTTTGAGTTGGTCTTGCCATCACGATGATCGGCTTGGTCGTGGTTGTAGTAACGGATGGCCTCATCCCATGCGTCAACAAGGTCTGACATCTGCTTACGAGCAGTATCACGACGAGAACGCCAAATACCACCACGCTTACTCGAAACAGGTATGCGTGAGTCCGGCATGGCCTTGTAGACAGGCAATGCTGCTGGCTCAGGAGCCAATCCGACTCCCGACTGCTCAAGCGAGTTCTCAAGTGGATCAACACCTTGCGTATCCATGCCAAGCTGTGGATCGTCCTGCTCGAATGTGCCGCTCACTGGAACCTACCTAGATGACCGAATCCACCATAGCTGAACAGCAACAAGACTACGACAACAAGCACAATCAGCCCAATACCACCAAAGCCTCCTGCTCCATAGTAGCCTTGCCTGTGTCCGTAGTAGCCGCCTCCCAATCCACCGAACAGGAGGAAGATGACAAGTATGATAAGGAGCAAACTCATTTGTGCCTCGCTAATGTGCCCTTGCGTTGCATACGCTCTACTTCATGCCAAGCCATCCAGGCAGGTGGTGCATTGGGCTTGCCTACATACTTAGCCAACTTAGGTCGGTTGCTCATCGCATACTTCCACATATCCATGGCATGATCGTTTCGATCAACGGGCTTGTCAGTAGTTTCATCGCTGCCATCTCGTTGGAAGTAATACTCGGTGATCTCATCAATGAACCACTGACATTCATTCGACACGTAGAAGTGTGGGGACATGCGTAGCCCCGTAATAGGATGCTCATGCATCCCGAGAGGTGTAAGATATTGCCAGTTCTTGGCAATGCCACTACCAATGTCATTGTTGCCTCGCTGCATCTTCACGCCTTCATCCTCAAACATGCTCGCGACAGTCTCGCCAACAGTCTTGGCATTGCCGGACTTGCGTCTGAACACATCTGGGTCGGCATAGATGGCTGCGACCTCATCCGCATCAATTCCATACTTAGCACGTATTGTGTGAATACGCTTTGCCGCATTTGCAACGGTAAGTTCTGCAATGCGGAACCCATCGAGCAGGAACACATTGGAGTCGTCATCAGCGAAAAAGAGTCCATAGCACGAGTGCCGAGACAGTCCGTGATCGTAGCCTTCGAGAAACACAGTCGAAAAGCCGGACAGGCGCATTTGTCGCAGATACTCGACAGCATCTGCATGTCCCACGACGTGTAGGGTTTCATCAAACTGAGGGTAAATGAGTCCGCTGAGTGCGCCCCATCTACCAAAGATAAACCTATCACGCATGGAGCCTGTGTATGTCGAGAGCATTCCACGGATGTAGTCCTCCCCTACATTGTCTACATTCTCGTACGTGCTCCCCTCAAACAGTTCCACCAATGGGATTGGCTTACCATCTACAAGGATGGGCCTACCTTCATCATCGACTTGACAAAGTAGCTTCTCGCTTACTAGTCCCCTCTCAGCGAAGTCATGCAGTGGCTTGATTATCTCTCGATAACACCAATTTCGTGTAGGGTTAAGAGTAGCCATAAACCATCTAGGGCCAACGCGAGGCATACCAGGATCGTCACCGACATACTCACTGTTGCCACGCAGACGACCCATGAGGTCCATAAAGTCCTTATGGCTAAACTCAGGGTCCTCCATCTGGTCAACGATGATCCAATCGTATGTAGCGGATAACAAGTTCGATTTCGAGTCCTCGGTCTGTTTCCCTTGCTGAGCGACATAGCGAAAGTTCACCGTTGAACCATTTTTCAACAACAACGTATTCTCGTCTCGGCTCGGCATTCGCTTGATCCAATGCGTTGGACACCATAGCAAGAACTCTCTTCTTATGGTGTCGTTCAGCTTTGGATAGGTGGAACGTGCGATAAGACCGTTGCACCCAGGATAGTCCTTGCACAGCTTCAATGCCTTGACACATGTAGCCGCAGTCTTGCCATTACCAAACCCACCACCAATGAATTGCACCTTGTGCTTGGATTGGTGAAAGCGGTCATGCATCCCACCTTCAATGATTTTGTAGCGACGAGCCATTATCTTGTGTTGCCCTGCAATTCGCCGCCGGCCTGCGCGCGGGGCCAATACCGCACGCGGCTGATGGCGCCGTTGATCGTGCCGCCGCGTACCGTGCCAAACGAGACGCGCGTAAGGCCAGTGGGCAGCGCAGAGAATGATCCCCCTGTCGTGGCCGCGCCGTTGATCGATGTTGTTATCGCTGTGCCGTTGTAGGTAAAGCCCACACGGGATGGCGTGTTCGCCGCCCACGATGTGGCGAACGTCATGCCTCCCTGACTTGCATTGGCGATATAGCCCGAAATCAACGTCGTGTTCGGTGTATTCTGCCGCACCCCAATCAGATTGGCGGTTGTGCCGTCGTCAATCTCGATCGGACCTGGATTTAGTGCCGGTATGCTCGCTTGCGGCACTTGATACTCCACCGCCAGCGTTCCCTGCGCCGCGTTGAACCACGGCCCGGTGGGCATGCTCGCCACGTCGGCGGCACGGGTCGCGGCGGCAGTTGTGGTCGGGATTGCACTGGTAGCGAACGCGCCGAGTTCCAACTGCGGCATGGCAACGAAAATCGTGAAGTCCACAGGGGTCACAGTATCCGCATAAGCCCAGCGCAAAGTCGATCTTCCCACCGTCCCAGTCGCGGTGCGGGTATTCTCATATCGTGTCAGAGATGACGACGGAGTGAATACCGTCCCGCCAGCTTCTTGATCCAACCGCAAGGTAAATTGCGGTGGCGTACCTGCTACCAGAGACACATAAAAGGTTGACGTATAAGCGCTTCCCGCCGAAATCGTAATCGTTCCGTCATCCGTGAACAACTGCTGCGCGGCGGTAGTGTTAGGCGTGCCGGAGAACCGCAGGGTGATCCCGCTCATACCGTTGACAGTGGAGATGGAAACCAACTGACGGGTGACGGCTGTGCCAGAGAATACCCAATTGGTCGGCAGCGTCCCCGGCGTTCCTGCAACGGCGCCGACCATCGTCGAGTTGCGTAGAATGTTCTGCCGCGCCTCCTCGATCAGCAGCCCGCGCGAGACGAGCGTCACCGGGTCATAGTCGAAGCGCGCCACGTTGGTGGCTGCGGTCTGCATCACGCCCGCCGCATCGAAGTACGTCGCACACGCCCCGGTCGGGTTGCAGTCGGCGCGGCTGAAGGTGATCGGCGGACACTTCGGCCCCGCCGCAATCGTGCCTGCCGTCACCGTGGGCGTGGTGATAAAGTCGCACGACAGCGACGGCCCCGGCTTGCCGGACAGCAGCAGCGCGCGTTGCTGTGGACTAGCCGCACACAACAGGATTGTGAAAGCAGCGAGAAGTATACGTACGATCATGGTGCAGTTGCCAGTAAATCAGCCAGGACACGAAACGTCTCACTGCTACCACTCACATAGGCACCAGTTGCTACTACCACAAACTGCAACGTGCCATCAGTGAGATTGAAGGCATTGTTGCCTGCTGGTCTATTGGGACTACAATCGTAGTAGCCATTGTCCCCATTCACCACTTGTGTACTGCATTCCCATGAACCAACATACGCACCACTGGCAATGTCAGCAGCAAGTGGTGTATACACACTGTCATTGAACACACCTGTTAGCGTTGGTGCTGCTTGATAGGCCAACACACGAAACGTTGCAGCCGTTGCATTCGTAGTGGACTTGACCAACATGATTCCAGTGATGTTGCCACTAACCTTGGTGTATGACGACACAGCCATCGTCAGTGGAACACATGCAGTCACCGAAGCAAACAAACAAACAGCATGCGGTGCTGCACTCGTGGCACCTGTATATGTGCCAGCACCAGTAATCTTAGTGAGTAGTGACGAAGCAGCATGCTTAGACACACCGCCACTGACCTGTTGTGCTACAACAAGTGCAGGAGCAAGAACAAGTGCAGACGCTAGAAGGAGACGCTTCATACTACCTGCTCCTTACTTGCTTTGACCAAAGCTAACTACACCAGCACCACCACTGGCAGACGTTGCAATCAGCCCCTTAGCATCAGGAGGAATAGGAATGATCGCATCATCCAGACCAGACACCACACGTGCAGGCAATGCACTAGTATCAAAGGTGATAGTCAACAGACCAGTAGACACACCGCCAACAACGCGGGCATGAGAGAATCGACTACCATTGAATCCTCCCCCACCAACATCTAGAATCTGTGGAATAGGTACAGTTGCAGTTGTAGCAATGCTTACACTGGCAGATGTGACGAACATTACACAGACTCCATATCGATTGTAGGCACATCATTGGCATTGTCTCGACGGACTATTTCAATAACCAGTCCACCATCCATCCTATGGCGATGTTCAACAATATCAGCAGGCCGATGACCAGCACGGTCCAGCACGTCCTTCGCAGCACTGATCCGATCCGCACGGTTGCCTGTCTCAAGTGCCTCAACCATAACAGAAGCAGCACGCTTTGCATTCTTGGCGAGTAGCTCGCGAACCACGCCAGTCTCACTATCAAGCACTGTTTGGACGACTGCCTCATGCATCTGCGTGAATGCATCGCTGGTCTTTATCCTACCGACTTGATCCACGCTCAGATTAGTTGCAATGGCGATTTCTTCGTCATCCAGACCAAACATCATATACGACAAGACAACGCCAACAGCGTTCATTGTCCTTGGCAATTCAGGCAAATCACTGATCTTGCGTCGAGCATTGGCTACGATTCGTTGCGCCTCTGCTGGTGTCGGAAGTTCAACCATCCCAGATCGAGATTGTTCGCCTGGACGAACTACTCGACCGCCTGGGTAGACCATTCGACCATCTGCCAAGCGCAACGGACTGTCAGGACCAGCTAGTGCCATCAGGGTATCCTCAATCTACCAATGAGAGCACCAAGATTACCTGATCCACCACCAGTTGGAATGCGCGGTCGAATAGGCACACGTGGGGGAGCGCGCAGTCCACTCTGCATCATCGCTTCATTTGCAACAGATGGATCAACTGTTGCAGGCCCACGTGGCATGTTGCCTACCATCTCAGGAGGAACAGGCTGCACACCAGGGGCCATTGGCTGATAAGGCTCAACACCAGCAATAGCCTTCTGCATTGGTCCCTCAAGTGCAGTCGGCCCTTGTCCACCTTGCAACTGCAATGGTGTAGGAGGACCACCGAGTTGCATAGGCACTTCTGGCCCAGGCAGACGCAATGCAGGATCAGCAGCACTTATCTGAGGCATACCTGGCGTAGGTGAAGGCATACCACCTTGCACTGCATTCATTTGTGGAGCACTACCACCAAAGCGCGATGCACCCCACAGTGCAGCAGCAGGCACACCCATTGCAACCAATGCTCCAATTGGATCAAACTGGCTGCTGTCTTGGTTCTCTACATCTGTAGATGGCTGTGCGCTTGTTGTGTTTGGTTGTCCTCCTGTCTGCGATGTAGTAAGCGGTCCAGCAGGTGGAGTTGCATGAAGCTGTGCATTACTTTGGCCTACTGAACGACCACCACCACCACCTTGTCCTGCTGCTTGCATTGCAGCTTGATCATCAGCTTCACTAGACGGCGCATTGTTACCAAGACCAGGGATGTATCCTGGCTGTCGTGCATTCTGCTCTAATACCTTACGGATGCTGTCACCATTCAGTGGAGCACCTTGAGACTTGAGGAAGTTGAGCACGATGGTCGTTGGGTTGAGGGCATCGTCAGGGGGGCTGGGATCGGCTCCCCTCAAAGGAATTGGTGGAGAGGGCAATTTTGCCATTGACTATCCTCCCTTTTGGAGAATAGCATGAGCGATCGACGCAGCCATAGCGGAATGAGCAGGACTATTCGAGTGGCCTCCACCCTGCGCCATCATTGGCATACCGCCACCACCCATCTTGGCATCCATTGCCATGTCCTGTGGGGAATTTTGCTTTATTCCCTGAGCCTTATCACCTGCAACCTCGGCAGGCGTGTCAGCTTTCGTTGCAGCTTTGGCACTAACACCACCTGGCTTTCGTTGCGGAACCGACTTGCGGGGAGTGGGGCTGGCGATCGACTGTCTGATCTCGGGACCGTAATCACTTCTCGCCATTACCATGCACCTTTCCCACCGCCGCCATTCATGCTGGCATCGGCTACATACGTAGAGGGATACGGAACACGGTCGAGCAGTGCCTTGAAAGCAGTTGCATCAGCAGCAGTGGTATTCCTGCTTACCAAAGTAACGGTCTCGATTGGCACCAGACCACCACCACCATCATTGGCAAACGCTTGGGCTGTTCTACGAGCACGTGTCTTGGTAGCAGCAGAGCCAGCAGCAGCACCAATCAGTGTGTACAACAACTGCTTTGCAACACGATGTTGTGGACCATTACGAAAGATACGAGCAATCGTTTGGTCTGCTGACGAGATACCATTAGCATACGCATAACCACTCGTGCTGTATGTAACAGCATCACCACTACCGAGCGTCGGTGAGAAGCCAGTAAAGGCAACGCGGCCGGGCGTTGTCTGCAAGCCATAGTTTGCCATTTACGCACTCCATTTGATTGAATTGTTGGCGCTTTTACCGTAGATCCTCCATACACATCTGGCAAGATAAATCAAGCCTCCATTGCCACAAATCTGTAGACGACCAACCTTGTACTATATTCTGGCCTGCCCCCTCATACTACTCACACACTACCTATACACACTACCTATACAAGCTACGCAATATGTGTTCGTTGGGCTGTTCAGGTGTTTGGGTGTTCGGGCGTGTGATTCAGGTGCACAACCCACTCCGGCTCACTACTAATCTACCCTCTTTGGGAATTGGTAGGGGGACTACCGGGGTAGAGTAGACATACATACTATACAGCAATGCATAGATACATCAATGCATCACTACATGCATCAACGCATGCACTATGACGCGTGTTGTCAGGGGTGGTTGCATAGGTTGATCTGAGGATAGGCGAGTGCCAGCATTCACTAACAGCTTGGCGCACACGTTGCCATCTTGCCACACACTGTTGCTCACATACACATATGCATTGCAGTGATTGGGGTGTTTTATAGAATCTAGTATATGATTATGCATATACACATGACGTATGAGTGCATAAGTGTGCATGTCCATAGCAAGCCTACAACGAGGCTATGATAGCCTATGGCTGTCGAGGTAGTACGGCATGTCAGCCTAACCTTGCCCATGTAGCCTCATGTATGAGGATATGGCATGGTTGGCTAGTTAGCATAGTTAGGCTAACATCGATAACATTGCATGGCTATCTACGCATGTAGATCGGTTGCCATTGCATTATCGTTTGACATAAGCATGGAAAGCGAGTATACTTTTCATAGTTGATCGATACCCGATCAACGCCTCTCGCGGTTCCCATCCGGTCCCGCGTGTGATGGAGTGTAACAGTTATGGCACGCAACACGACGACTAAGACATTCTCTATTGGTAGCACTGCCCTAGTTCCTGCTACGGCAAATGCGCCAAGCGTTACACCACCAACCATCGATGGTCAGGTGGTCAAGCCTGCCAAGGTCGGAGACAATTCAGGCAAGGCAATGGACCTACTGCCAACCATGTCTGAACTACATGACCGCATGGTTGACTTGTTCAATAACTGGGACAAGTCCGACGCACAGTCGGAAATGGCGCAATACAACATCGTTCTGCGGATCATGCAGCGCCATGAGTTGTTGGCTAAGGCAGGCAACACGATGGTTCCGCTAGCCAGTATGGCTACCGAACCAGCTAATCATCCTACCTTCACCGGCATGCTGAAGGAAATGACAGACGACATTGCTGGACCATACATCCAGAAGAAGGACCATAAGGGGCGCGAGAGTGCTGACGCAAATGCATACCGTGCCAAAGTCGAAAAGCGTATGCGCGATGCACTGAAACTATGCATCAATATGGCATGGGCCAAGATCACTCGTGAGTTCTACGACTATGACCGCAGCATGTGGCGAGTTCCGCCGACGGTGTTCCTTGCGCCAGGTTGGCAGTGCCTTTCACTGACGCATAAACAAGAAGGCGACAACTTCGTTCCTGTGCCTTTCGTCTACATGCACGCTGATACGCGACACGTAAATTACACTGCCACCAACAAGGACGGTGCGATCAGAGACTTCTCACTGTCCATCGCACAGTTGAACTATGCGGTCGGCGAACAAATGAAGGTTAAGACAACCGACGCACCAGCCGATGCCGCTACTCCTGCTAGTCCGCAGGATGCGAAGAAGGAGCGTGCCGCACAGCAAGCTAAGGCAGAACAGGCTAAGTCTGCTGAAAGCACAACCGAACCTGGATTGTCTGGCAAGGCGGACCGTTCGGTCTACATTTCGGAACTTAACAAGTGCCTTATGTCCATCGCACGCATTGTGGAATTGGATACGGTTGGCGCGCTGACCTATGCCGATTTCACGCCCGGCAGTTGGACCGCTGCCGTCAACCTTGCAATCGTTGTCGATCGTATCACTGAACGCGAGTTGGCAAGCAAGGATACCGGCCGAGTCAAGAAGGCGAAGGCCGCATAACCTAGCCTAACTACCTAACCCCACTGGCGCAAGTCAGTGGGGTTTTTCTTTGCCTATCGCATGGCTATCTACATACGTAGATGGATGCATGCAATCCCACGCGCGCGCAGCGCAGCGTACGCATCACTAGGCCCAACACTTGCATTGCATAACCAATCATGACTACGCCATTACATCATTGCACTCATGTGTGTTGCATGGTCAAACGCCAGCGCACAACACAATAGGACACCAATAGTCGTTGCCAACTATGCACACACCTACACACTACCCATTTGGCAACGCACACAGAGGCACATAAATCCACGAGAGCATCCACCTAACCCATTGATTCTACACATCAATGGGCACCCATTTATGGTCCCAGGAGCCTTGTCCACAGGCTCATTGCGTGGCAGGAGATGGGTCAGGACCACTGACCCATCTGTTTAAGTGATGGGTCGAGGGGCCGAGGCATCATCATTATTTATGCAGATGCCTCAGATTATGCTTGACATAAGCCACAAAATATGGTATCTTCCAGTTCCCCTCCGCGAAGCACCGCTGAGGGGACGGGTGGGACACACTGCATATCGCGACATACCCAAAAACACAAAGGATAACATATGTCAGCACATACGCAACCACACTTACCTACAATCTATGTAGAACTAGTCGGTGCGGAACTATGTGAAACACATGGTCCCAAAGTGTATTACTTCATATTCGGTGAAGAGATACAGCATACAGCCAAATCCAAATCAAAGATAATAGATAACAGGCTGTATGTACTACAATGGGTGGCACATGCTAATCGGGTACGTTGGCGTGGTGAGTTCATACCAGGAACACGGAGCACAAAGATGCAAGCAATCAATAGAACCTTCCTCGATGATACAATGGAAGCAGCTCGGCTAATGCATGTTGCTAGTACATTACAGCAACAAGCGGATGTAATGCGCCAACAAGCACAATCATTACTCGATAAACATGTGAATCCTAATACACACACGGATGATGAGGACTAACACGCATTTGACATAACCACTAACATGTGCTATAATACTCATAATGAACAAACAAGCCACAACCAAGTGGCCACCCATCAACCATCTACATATGTAGATGACAAGCGAGGCAACCAAATGAATACCAAAGATTGGCCAGCCATCATCACAGGTCTACCCGAACTCAAGACATACTTACGCAAGCGACCACATGCACGAATGGTTGCTGAGTTCTCAGGCAATGGCGCAGTGAGTGTGCTGTTGCCCACCGACGCAGCAGTTGAGGAGTTCGTTGCGCTTGTGTGTGAGCGGGAGACAGCGTAGAGATGGCAATAGATCCAGCACTGATCAACAAACTTGCCAATGCAATAGCCGAGAAGCTAGTTGACTTACTTCCAGTCGCGTTTCTTATCCATGATGAGGACATGGAACTACTCATAAAACTTCTACCACTCGTGAAGAAGGGTCACACAGTCACAGATGACGAGAGGCAACACATCGATGATGTGATACGTCATGTGTGGAAGGCATGTAAGCCTCTTACAGACAAAGACATGGATAGGCTACTACGTGGCCTAGACATGATTGAGGCACAAGAACAAGCAGACAAGGAGACTAAACAATGACAGATGCTACCGCACCACGCTACCAGATCAAATCACTCACAGACCATGGCAGGCTCATTGCCTACGTGGTCTATGACCATACGACACGTGACGAGTATTACACCGTCACGTTGTCTAACAAGCTACCTGCGGAACAGGCGCTTACGCAGGCTAGAGAGAAATGCGCCATACTCAACAAACAAGATGAGGCAACCAAATGACCAACGATGAAATGTTCATCGACATGTATCCTACAACCAAGGCTACATTCGACAGGATGCGTAAGTCAGACGAGCGTATCGAGGCATTGTCCAATGCTCAAATGTTCATTGCCGCTGCCGACGATGACAAGTTCTGCCGCGTCTACATGCGTATTGACAAACGTGCCGCACCTCCTGGTGATGACATTGAGGCAGGCTACTATGTTGGCATTCTTCCGTATGCTGCTGACCAAGTGGATGCGGAGAAGTTCACCAAGCTGACGGTAATAGCATCGCGCAACATCATGAGGCTGACAGTAAATCGGTTGTGGACTGACCTGTCTACACATGTAGACGACAACAAAGCAGCCTAACCCATAACCATCAACCACCCCTGTCGCTGGCACTATGCACAGCGTCAGGGGCATGGAGGGCTACAATGTATGGCTACGATCACAGATCAATCGTGCAGAAGTGGTATGATAGACGATCACTACCAGCACGCAGCCTAATCACAGGCACTATCCTCCTATCGTTGCCTGCGCTTGCATTGGCTGCACTCATTGGTGCTGCTCAACTAGTCACATGGTGGGATGACTATGTTCCACCCCATCCCATCTCGTGTATCACTATGACTAACGGAGTCATCGTGTGTGGTGAGGCGCAATGAGTAGGCGCCACATACGAATGATCGAGGCGTTCATCGAGTATGAGGAACGTCGAGCACAACTGGCTACACACGTAGACCCAAACGCCGATCACTCAGTGGTCGGTGTTCCTCTAGGCACTAGGCTACAACGCATCATCAGGCTAGACAATGGTTGGCGGCTCTGGTTGGCAACCAATGACTTCAAGCATGGCACCTACCTAGACATACACAACAATGGCATGATCGTGCGTGTTACGGTTAGAGCCGATGAGGGTGATGAATGCTTCGTGGTCCGACCAAGTGATGACCATATCAGGCCAAGTGAGTAGTCCACGGAGCGCGAAGCGCGAAGTGCGCATAGTCGAACCCAAATACACTGACATAACCGAGCACAACCAAATCAACCTGATTCAATGTAACCAAACAACATGAGGCAACCATGACAATCCAGCCACATGATATGATGGAACTTGGTGCA